TCGGGCCGATTAATGTGTTGCTATTCATTGATGATGGTAGTTGGTAAAACAAGGAAAATATTATGGAAATTAAGATTGATCTAGAGGCGCTTAGAAAGCGTAAACTATTTGTTGCCACACCCATGTACGGTGGTCAGTGTGGAGGAATGTATACACGTTCTATCTGTGATCTGACTGCGCTCTGTGTGAAGTACGGGATCGAAGTTCGCTCATACTTCTTGTTCAATGAGTCATTGATCACTCGAGCACGTAACTATTGTGTCGATGAGTTCCTCCGATCGGATGCAGAACACATGCTGTTCATCGACTCTGATATCGGATTCAATCCACAGGATGTGATTGCCATGATGGCATTGCAGACACCAGAATCTCCTTATGATGTCATGGCAGGGCCCTATCCCAAGAAGTGTATCACCTGGGAAAAGATCAAGCAAGCAGTGGATGCCGGTGTTGCTGACGAAGATCCCAATCGTCTAGAAGATTTCGTGGGTGATTTTGTATTCAATCCAGCAGTGGATGAGAACGATCCTTCGACAAAGAGCATCCGCCTCGATGAACCCGCACAGGTGCTTGAGACAGGTACAGGATTCATGATGATCCGCCGTTCTACGTTCGATAAGTACAAGGCAGCGTATCCTCAGTATTCATACAAACCAGATCATATCCGTACAGAAGCATTCGATGGTAGCCGTGAGATCCATGCTTACTTCGATTGTATCATCGATCCCAAGACAAAGCGTTATCTGTCAGAAGATTACATGTTCTGTCAGAATGTCCGTAACATGGGTGGCAAGGTATGGATGTGTCCCTGGATGCACCTGCAGCATACAGGTGCCTATGTGTTTGCTGGCAAATTGCCTGCTCTGGCCTCCATCGGCGCATCTGCTACAGCTGATGCCGGGCTTGTTGGCAAGAACACAAAGCAGATCAAAAACATTAAACCGATCAATACGCAAGCACCCAACCAAGATCTACTTAAAAACTTTAAAAAGATATAAGGGAAATTTTTTATTATGAAACTCAGTGAAAACACAATTAACATTCTCAAGAACTATGCTGTTATCAATCCTTCTTTGTTGGTAAAGCCCGGCAATGTTCTATCGACTGTATCTCCTGTCAAGTCGATCTTTGCTAAAGCGACTGTGGAGGAGAACTTTCCTTCACAGTTTGCAATCTACGAACTGTCTAAGTTTCTTGGAGTAATTTCTTTGTTTAATGAACCAGAACTTGATTTTGGTGAAAAACAGATGACTATTATTTCAGGAAGCCAGTCTTTGAACTATACCTATGCCGATCCTTCCATGATCGTTACACCTCCTGAGAAGGACATTAACTTTCCAGAACCTGATATTGAATTTAATATCACACAGGAAGAATTGCAGAAGGTGGTTCGTGCTACTGGTGTTCTACAGTTGCCAGATATCGCAGTTATTGGTGATGGATCTACTCTCAAGATGTCATCCACTAATTCTAAGAATCCCACCACTGACGTGTTTAACATTAAAGTTGGTGAAACAGCCAAGACATTTAATATGATTTTCAAAGCCGAGAACATTATTAAGTTGCTTTCTGCAAACTATAATGTTAAAATATCATCCAGGGGTTTGGCTTTGTTTACAGCAGATACCATCAGGTACTATGTGGCAACAGAAGCAAATAGTTCTTTCAATAACTGAGGTAATATAAAATGGTTCGTGATGAATTTCTCTGGGTCGAAAAATATCGTCCCAAGAAGATTAGTGATTGTATTCTACCTATTGAACTAAAAACTACTTTTCAACAATTTGTAGACAATAAAGACGTTCCAAATCTACTCCTAACAGGCGGGGCTGGTGTGGGTAAAACCACAGTGGCTCGCGCCATGTTGGAGGAGCTTGGAGCAGATTATCTTGTAATTAACGGGAGCATGAATGGCGACATCAATACGCTTAGAAACGACATACACCAGTTTGCTTCCTCGGTATCTTTTACGGGAGGCAGAAAGTACGTCATCCTTGACGAGGCCGATTACCTTAACGCAAATTCTACACAGCCAGCTCTACGCAATTTCATGGAGGAATTCTCGAGGAACTGCGGCTTCATACTTACCTGTAACTTTAAAAACCGAATCATTGAGCCCCTACACTCGAGATGTTCGGTTGTAGAGTTTAGAATTGGCAAATCTGATATGCCTAAATTGGCTATGCAGTTCTTTAAGCGTGCCAGTTCTGTTTTAGAAAAAGAAAATGTCACGTTTGATAAAGCTGTCGTAGCAGAATTAATCAACAAACATATTCCTGATTGGCGTCGAGTGCTCAATGAGCTACAGAGGTATTCTGCTACTGGTAGCATTGACTCTGGTATCTTTGTTAATCTGTCCAATGACAGTTTTAAGGCTCTTGTTGATTTGGTCAAGAGCAAGAACTTTAAAGAAATGAGACGTTGGGTGGCCGAGAGTGCAGATTCAGATTACTCTTCGGTATTCCGTAAGTTTTATGATCAGGCATACGCTTATCTTAAACCACAGTCGATTCCTCATTTGGTTCTTCTCATTGGTAAGTATCAGTATCAATCGGCATTTGTAGCAGATCAAGAAGTCAATTTAGCTGCGTTTTTAACTGAAGTTATAATAGAACTTGAGTTTCTTCCGTGAAGCCATTTGATTTTATAAAAGCCATTAATTCCAAAGCTAAAAAAGATCTTATAAGAGAATCTGATAATCCCACACTGGCAGAGAAAGACTATAACTCTTTTCTTACCAATAGAAACATGTCTTTCTTTATTGACACGATTAAATATGCGAATGAGATTAATATGTTACCATCCTTGGATAATATTCTTAAAAACGACTATTATCTAAATAGTATACGTCACGGAAATAGATATTCTGATATTAAATACAAGCGTCAAGAAGAAGAAGATATCAATATCATACAAGAATATTATTCTGTGAATTACCTAAGAGCTCTCGAGATAGGAAAACTTCTATCTAAAGAACAATTAGACCTTATAAAAATAAGAATAATAAAAGGTGGTAATAATGTTCAATCTAAATCAATTAGTGGAGGTGAACCTTAAAAATCCAGAAGATTTTTTAAAGGTAAAGGAGACTCTTTCTCGTATAGGACTAGCATCTAAAAAAGATAGTACTCTATATCAGTCGTGCCATATCTTGCATAAACAAGGCAAATATTATATCGTTCATTTTAAAGAATTGTTCCTTATAGACGGCAAGCATGCTGATTTTTCAGAAGGTGATATAGCAAGACGCAATAGAATCGTTAATTTGCTAGATGAATGGGATCTGATAGAACAAGTAGATTTAGATAAAACAGAAACACCAGAAGCTCCTCTAAATCAGATTAAAATCATTCCATTTAAAGAGAAAGACAAGTGGAATCTTGTTACGAAATACACGATAGGCAATCGTTACTAAGATGCAGCACTATCGTTCGGTGTTCATATCTGACGTCCATCTTGGAACAAAGATGTGCCAGGCAGAGCTGCTATTAGATTTTTTAAAAACATTTGAATGCGATAATTTATATCTTGTTGGGGACCTGATCGATGGTTGGGCTCTCAGCAAGACTTTTTTTTGGCCTCAGTCGCACAATGATGTGATACAGAAGATCCTGCGTAAAGGCCGCAAAGGGACCAAGATCTATTACATTGCTGGCAATCATGACGAGTTCCTCAGGGTCTTCGCTCCTCAGATGTTTGGTAATATCATCATAGAAGATAACATAATCCATACAGCTGTTGACGGCAGGAAAATTATGGTTTTACATGGCGATCAATTTGATGTGATAGTCAATAAGATGAAATGGCTGAGCCATCTTGGGAGCTGGGCATATGATGTCTCTATCATGCTTAATACGGTTATCGCCAAGATCCGAAACACGTTCAATCTACCTTATTGGTCGCTCAGCGCCTGGGCAAAATACAAGGTAAAGAAGGCTGTCAATTTTATATCAGATTATGAAGAGAATTTATTAAATTATGCAAAATCGAAAGGTGCTTCTGGTATTATTTGTGGTCATATTCATCATGCAAATATACGTGATATAGATGGGTTGACCTATATGAACTGCGGCGATTGGGTCGAAAGCTGTACAGCTTTGATAGAAGATAAAGACGGTAATTTTTTTATAAAAACTGGTTGACATTTTTATTATAATATCGTATATTAATAATATGATGAAAACAACGGCACACAAATCAGCAGGGGCAAAAGCACTGGCAGATCGTAAATATCACCAGCGCATTGTTATGTCTAAAAAAGGTCGCGGTTCCTATGACCGCAAGCGTATGGAGAAGAAATATGCGTAAGTTAGCAATTGCAGCTGCACTGATTGCAAGCACTGTATCAGCAGAAGCAGGTCAACGCAACCATAATCATAACCATCAGCACCAACAATATCGCCATAATAACAACAATGGCGCTGTATTTGGTGGTATCGTGGGGGGACTGATCATCGGTGGTATGCTCATGAATCAGCAGCAGTATTATCATCAACCCAGATATCAACCCATGTGCCAGAACATATTCATGGGTAGCTATTGGAATGGTTATCAGTGGGTCCAGCAGTATCAGACAATGTGTAATTAATAAATAGTGGTATGATATCATTCAGGGAATACATAACAGAAAACTCTGCTCTTCATGTCTTTGATGTGGATGACACATTGGTGCATTCAGATGCCAAGATCCATGTCAGGGACAAAGCAGGAAATACCGTTAAGGCATTAACTCCGGCAGAGTTTAATACACACAAATTGCATCCTGATCATCACTATGATTATGGTGAATTTAGGAGTTCTGCTGTATTCAGTAAATCTAAACCCATTCATAAGATGATTCGTACGATCAACGCTGCTCAGAGTACGACAAAGAAAAACCCCGATAACAAGGTTATTATCAATACAGCAAGAGCAGACCTCGATAATAAAGACAAGTTCTTAAAGACTCTTAGCTCTCACGGTATCAAACACATGGACAAGATTCATGTGCATAGAGCAGGAAACATTCCGGGCGGAGATGCTGCTCAGAAGAAGCTGGTCTATATCAGACAGCACATGGATAAACACCCCTATTCGCATGTCAGGATGTATGACGACTCCAAGGAAAACCTCGATGCTTTCCTCGGATTGAAACGCGAGTATCCCAAGACTCGCTTCCATGCGTATCATGTGTCCCCTGACGGCACGATGAAAAAACACTCAAATTAATTTTATTTTTTTAATAAAAGCAGTTGACAT